TTTCAGATTGTGCCTTTAATTCTTTTATTTTGAAATCGGTTTGATGTTTATTTGCGAGATAAACAAGAAACGCAGGAACGCATGAAGTTAAAAAAGTTATCAAAATTTGATTAGTGTCCATGTACTCACCTCCTTTCTGCTTATATTATAGCAAAAAGCGGTAGAGAAGTTAAAGGAACTCATGGAAGGTTAATAAAGTATGGAACAATATAATTTACCTAAAATCGAAATTGATTGCGAAGAATTTACCGTTCATTCAGATAGCCATTTTAAGTATCCAAGACATGAATACCATTTTGCTAATGGTTATGGTGCCAGTGTAATTCATAACAAGTATTCTTACGGGCTTGAATTAGCAGTCATCAAATATAACAAGGAATCGGGTTCGTGGGATTTAGATTACGAATCAGGAATAACTGATGACGTGATTGGTTACATAAATGACAAAGAAGAATTAGAAGAAATTATTATTAAGATTTCAAAATTATAAACAAAAAAGCACCTAACAAAATCAGGCGCATAGAAAAATAACCAACTGAATTATAACACGAAAGGAGCAAAAATGGAAGCAGTTGAAATTGTAAGAATTAAAGATGTGATCATCGAAAAAGTCTCTGCTAACGATGAAGAATTAGAACACATCTTTGGATGCTCAAAGCGACAAGCGGGAGACATGAGACGCGAGATGAAGAAGCTACCTAGCCAACAGAAGCATCTTAGGAATGATGGGCAGCTTGTCACGATTAAAGGTTTTGACGCCTACCTGCAATACAGAGGCAGTCGAGATTGGAAAAAAGAAATGGTGAAAAGCAAGAAAATGAGGTCAGTCGGATGAACCTACTAGCAAGAATTAAAAAATACTTTTCGGAAGAGGTCGAAGAAACTAATCTGGACTGGAGAGTGGTCGCTTTGGATCTCAATCAATCACTGATTGAATCACAAGAAAAACTTCAAAATGCGAATCAAGAAATTTACGACTTGAAGCGGGAGCTTGCTACCTACAAGTACAAAGAAAACTTTGATATCAAGGCTAGACTGCAAGGAGAAATGTAGATGTACATTATATCGATTTATGTCAAGAATACTGAAACCGGGAACGAGGATTTCAGTATTATCGGAAGAGACTTTTTGCCAATCGGTGAACAAGATTATTCGGCTACTGTTTTCGAGACGAAAGAAGAAGCTATTGCTTATTTGAAATCAGCTTCATACGAAGCTGCTGGAGTTTATGGCAATGACTGGGAATTTCAAGACAAGACTTCTTCTGGAGTAGAATCCCGTTGTCGAATTTGGAAAATCGGAGAATGAAGAAAACAATTGAAATTTTAAAGGAGAATGCAAAATGATGGAATACATTTACCTGGCAACAATCGTTGGAATCATCCTGTGGTCGCTAGTAAATAAACTAGATGACTACGCTGAAATGAAACAGCAAGAGCGCCAGCGAATAGCTAACAATGTCGCACGGATGAACCTGAGAAATTCAGATAAGCAATTTACTTATGATGTAGAACCGCCTGTAGGACTTGCAAAAGGTGTAGAAGAAGGAGTTTGAAATGGTCACAATCAATAAACTGGAAATCGAAAACGTCAAGCGCGTTAAAGCAGTCAAACTAGAGCCATCAGCGACTGGGTTGACAATTGTCGGCGGAAATAATAACCAAGGGAAAACGAGCGTACTAGATGCGATTGCTTGGGCGCTGGGAGGCAATAAGTACAAGCCTAGCCAAGCACAGCGCGAAGGCAGCACCATACCGCCTAGCCTAAAAATCACACTATCAAATGGCTTGATTGTGGAGCGTAGTGGAAAGAACAGCACTCTCAAGGTCATCGATCCAAGCGGTAATAAAGCAGGACAAAACTTGCTGGATAGCTTCGTGGAAGAACTGGCTATCAACTTACCAAAATTCATGGAGCAGACTAGCAAAGAGAAGGCTAAAACTCTGTTGCAGATTATCGGAGTTGGTCCGCAATTGGCTGAACTGGAAATGCAAGAAAAGGCCAAGTATGACGAGCGTCACGCAATCGGTGTGATTGCTGACCGAAAGGAAAAGTTCGCGAAAGAACAACCTTACTATCCAGATGCGCCGAAAGAACTAGTCTCTATCTCTGAGCTTATCCAACAACAACAGGCCATCCTTGCTAAGAATGGCGAGAATGCTCGTAAGCGTCAGAACTTAGTATCTATCCAAAATCAACACGCTTCAGCAACTGCAGAGGTTGAACGGTTGGAGCAATTGCTGGCCGATGCCAAAGAAAAAGAAAGTCAGTTAGCTCAAGACTTGGCTATCGCAAATACCGATGCCATGGACCTTCTCGATGAATCAACTGAAGAAATCGAACAGAACATCGCAGAGATTGACGAAATCAATCGTAAAGTGCGTGCTAATCTGGACAAGGATAAAGCCGAAGAAGATGCCAAGGATTATCGCGAGCAATACAAGGGACTTGATAATGTGATTGATGATATCCGTAAGCAGAAGACGGCTCTGCTCACTAATGCAGACTTGCCACTACCTGGCTTGTCTGTGGATGATGGCGAATTACTCTATCTTGGCCAGCGCTGGGATAACATGTCTGGTAGCCAACAATTACAAGTGGCGACTGCTATTGTGCGCAAATTGAAGCCAGAGTGTGGGTTCGTTCTAATTGACAAGCTAGAGCAAATGGATCAGCTAACTCTACATGAATTCGGAGCATGGCTTGAGCAAGAAGGCTTGCAAGCAATCGCGACACGAGTATCAACAGGAGACGAATGTAGCATCCTGATTGAAGATGGATATAGCGTTAAGCCAGAGGTGACACAAGCACCTAAAACATGGCAAGGAGGATTTTAAAATATGCAAATCACAAGAGGAAAACGGGCGCGAGCTCAAAAGGTAGTTATCTACGGACCGGAAGGAATTGGAAAATCTAGCTTTGCTAGTCAATTCCCAGAGCCAGTATTTATCGACACAGAAGGTTCGACAGATAACATGGATGTAGCTCGACTCGACAAGCCAACAAGCTGGACCATGCTGGTCAATGAGATTGCTTTTATCAAGGCAAATCCAACAGAATGTAAAACACTCATTGTTGATACAGTCGACTGGGCAGAAGCATTGGCAGTAGCTCACGTTTGCTCACAACACGGAAAACAAGGGATTGAAGACTTTGGTTGGGGTAAAGGTTATACCTATGTTCAGGAAGAAATGGGGCGTTTCTTAAATGTCTTATCTGACCTAGTTGATATGGGTATCAATGTAGTATTGACTGCACACGCTCAGATTAAGAAATTTGAACAACCAGACGAGATGGGGTCTTATGATCGTTACGAGTTGAAGCTTGGCCAAAAGACAGGGTCTAAGACTGCTCCGCTGGTCAAAGAATGGGCAGATATGGTTCTATTTGCCAATTACAAGACCTTGGTCATGACGACTGATAACGGCAAGAAGAAGGCGCAAGGCGGTGAACGTGTGATGTATACCAATCATCGACCAGCTTGGGATGCTAAGAACAGACATGGTTTACCAGATGAATTACCGTTCCATTATGCAGGGATTGCTCATATCTTTGTGAGTCAGCAAGTGCATACACAACAGCCACAACCACAGACAGTCGCTCCAGCACCTCAGCAGACTGCACCACAAGCCCCTGAGCAAGTTCAAGAAGAATTGCCTCTCGATATGTCGCAGGTAGCTGAAAAACCTCAAAATGAAGCTCCTAGTGAGTCACAGACAATGCCTCCGCAATATCATGCAAGTTTGCCAAAGAGTTTGACAGACCTCATGTCTCAGGACACCGTGACAGAAGAAGAACTTCAAAAAGTCGCATACATCCGCGGACACTTCCCGCTAGGAACGCCGATTGAAAACTTCCCACCTGATTATTGGGATATGATTGTCTCTCACTGGCAGGCTACTATGGAAGTTATTCAGAATCAAGTACGAGCAGACCCTGAACTGCCCTTCACGATGTAGATTCTGGGAATTAGAAATCATAGCAAAATACAATAAGGAGTATCTATGAAAGATAAAACTATTAAAATCGATTTGTCGAAAGCATCGCAAATTATTTAAAAAATGAACTTGCTAGCAACAAAAAAATTACTATTTTAGCTTAAAGGAGAAATCAACATGACACAACAA